ACTGGAAATATATTTTTGAAGTTTATTTTTAAGTTGGGATTAGATGCGTTTGTTGTTATATGTAATGTTGCATCAGAATATAAACCATTAGATTTTATATTAGCTAGATTATCATACCAATCTTTGTCTAGGTAATCGCTCTGAGATATAATCCAATTCTGTAATTCTCTATAATTAGCTAAATCTTCATCAAGAATAAATTCAATAATTAATTCATCAAAATTTATTTTTGTTCCTGTGAATGGAATATTTCTTTTTGGTGTTGGGTATTCAGCAGCAGGAATAGAAATTCCTGGAATATTTGCAGTCTGACAAAAATAATCAACATAATTTAATTTTGAAATGTCTAATTTAAATTTTGATGCAGATAATAAACTTAAATTATCTGGTTGTTTATAGAGTGGACCTAGTGTACTTGGCATAATATACCTCGAACATATTTATAAAATAAAAAAAGGGGAGCTTTTGGCTCCCCTTTTTCTTTGGTTTGTTACTAAGGTTATAGTAGGTTGTTTACCTTGACTAGTCTGTAGTAACCGTTTGACTGAGCAACAATTGCTGCGTTTGCAGAGAACTGTGCTGCGTTGTTTGCATAAGCTGCATTGAAGAATGGATTTGGTGCTAGACCATAACGTGTCTTGAATGCAATCTTTGGCTGGAAGCTGTTTGGATCGACTGCACGAACCATTTGTAGTGGAACATATGGGCAGTAGAAGAATCCAGCGTCATAAGGTGAATTACCCTTATAACCAACCATCAATAGTTCTGATGTGGTTGCAGGAGTAATACCCTGTACACCACCAGCAGAAGTTGCTGGACCAGAAATAAAGTATGGATCAACATAAACCTTGTAGCGACCATTTAGAACACCAGCGAAAGTATTACCAGTATCATCTACTGATAGATTTGCCTTCATTGCTGGAGCATAGTCTAGAACACCTGCCATAGCTAGGGCTGAAGCAACGTCTGATGAACAAACGATGAAGTTACCCTTTCCACGACGAGTATCCTTAGCAATTGCATTAGCTTCACGTTCTACCTGGAATAGTAGACCCTTGAACTTTTCAACTGACCAACGACCATTTGAGTCAACGTCAAGATCGAATGTACCAGCAGTTGCTGTACCAGCTTGTGCGCCTGTACGAGCAATTGTGTATAGTGTACGAACGATTTCACGGTTGATTTCAGCTAGAATTTCGTTGCTTAGAATGTTTGATAGTTCACCTTCTGCATCAAGACCATGAACTGCCTTTAGATCTTGTGCAATTTCCATTGTGTATTCTGCTTTTAGCGCACGGGTCTTTGCTGAAACTGTAACCTTGTCAATGGTGAATGCCATTTCCTTAAAGGATGGAGCACCACCACCAGTTCCTAGATTTTCAGCTTCTGCTGTTGTTAGTGGACGACCAGTTGCAAAGCCTGAATCAAATGGTGAATAACCAGCATGGCTGGTTGCACCAGTGTGGCTTCCTGCTTGCTGACCAGAGAAATCTGAATCAGCTTCTTGGAATAGAGCTTCGTTTCCGGTTTGGCTATCGTAACGTGCCTTCATAGCAAAGATTAGTCCTGTTGGACCTGTCATTGGCTGAACACCGCAGACATCATATGCCATTAGGTTTGGTAGTGTACGACGAACTAAAGAAATAAGAATTGGATCAAATGCACCAATTGCACCACCACCATAATTGTTTGTAGGTGCTGTTTCATTTAGTGTTTGAGCTTCTTGCTTTAGTGCTGATTCCTGATTTTCTAGAACAAGTGCTGTAACGGCTCTACGATACTTATCTTCGATCTTTGGAAGATCTGGATGATCGAGAACTGCTCCCCACTTTTTCTGTAAGTTTTCAGTTAAATACATTTAGTTTTTCTCCTTGAAATAGGGTTCTTTTATATTTATAAAAATTTAAATTTTACTTAGAAGTTCTGGAAATAACGTCTAGATAACGCTTCATTGAAGAATCAATATTCTTTTCTTCTTCAATGGTAGGTTCAACAACATCTTCCATAACTAGTTTCTTAGTTTCTGTTGCATCTTTCTTATTGCAATGTGCTTCACGAAGAGTTTCTAGTTTCTTTCTAAATTCATCTTCGTTAGTAAATTCAACAGTTTCGCTTAGAGAAACTAATAGCTCGCTATCAACTAGTGTTAATCCAGCAACAGCTTCAGAAACAATCTTATTCTTTCTTAGTGCGTTGATTTCATTTACTAGCTTTGCATTTTCAGACATTAGACTATCTAATTGTTCATTAGCTTCTTCTAATTCTGAAACTGCCTTTTCAGCAATATCAATCTTTTCTTCTGGAACGGAAATATTGTGAGTTTCGAATAGGGCTTTTAGACCGGATAGGAAGTCTTCAAATAATTCATTCTTTAGACCATTTGTAATTGCAACTTCATTTTCCTTGATCCAGTTTTCAACAACATATGAGATATACATATCTGTTGTTGATTCAACTTTTTCTTGGATAGCTTTTGTGGTTTCGGCTAACTTAGTATTATATTCTTCTTTAATTTCAGCAACTTTTTCTGCAACCTTAACATTAACTGCTGATTCGAAAATTGTTGCAGCCTTTGTCTTGAATTCTTCTGAAAGTTCTGTTTGTTCTGCGAATAGTTCAGTGAAGTTAACGTCAGCAATATCAAAATAAGTTTCTTCCTTCATGCTGATAACTGCTGAAGTACCTTTTAATGAAGGGCTTGTCTTCTTCATTTCATTAGCTTTACGCTTTGCTTCACCTTTATCAAGAGCAGTTACAACAGCAGTCTTAACTGTTGAAGTTCCCTTCTTGAATGTAATTGTGAAAGTTTGAGTTTCTTGAAGATTTTCTACATCTTCTTCAATAGCTTCTTCCTTCATTTCTTCTTCGTCTTCTTCTTCATCTTCATCATCTTCTTTTTCAGACTTAGAATAAGCTTCCTTCATGTCTTCTTCTTTTTCGTCTTCTTTTTCTTTCTTATCCATCATCTTCTTGATAAGCTTCTTATCTTCTTCTTCATCTTCATGCTTTTCTTCTTTAACAACTGCTGCAACAGCACCCTTCATTTCGATTGATTTTGCTGCTGAAGTGTTATTGTCACCTTCTTTTGAAGACTTAGTAGAACCAGTTTCTGCTGATGCATCTGATGGCTTTGTTGTTGGAACAGGCATCTGTGTCATACCTTTTGAATAATCTGGTAATGCATCGGTTGGACTTACAACTGCTGGACCCAAATCGTGCTTTTCTTCAGTGATTGGATTTAACATATTTAAAATTTGTTGTTCAAGTGATGGCATTTAAAACTCCTTTTTTAATTATTTATCTGAATTAAATTTTTGTTAATTTTTCCATGAACTTATTGAAAGCTTCTAGTCTTAATTGTTCAGATAATTCTGACTTTTTGACTGAATATGAATCTTCTACGATATCTTTAATTTCTGTTAATTCTGATTCCTTAAAGATACCATTATCATAGATCCATTCTTTACCTTCCATGATTCCACGAACAAATGCAGAAGTACAGCTAGGATCTGCAACAATATCACCAGCAGTTGCTAAGTGATAATCGTCCTGAACAATAGCTGATTCTCTCATTTGTTTAATAGAACCAATACCTCTAGTAGACATTCCTAATTGTGCGCCTTCATCAATAAAGTTCTTGACAATTTTACCAAAAGGAGTATCTAAAATTTTAGCCTTACCAATAAATTGGTTGCCTTCTTGTCTTAGAGACTTAATGATATGTGATACTCTATCTAAATTAATTTGAGGATTTTCTGGGTGACCTAATTCACCAAATGCACGATTTTTAGCAATACTTTCTTCGCTATAACGTGCAACTTCTCTTTCTAGAATATGACGTGGATAAATTCTTTTATTTCTATTTTCTGTTTCAGCTTCTAGAAACACACCTTCAACATAATAATCTTTCTTGCCGTTAGATTCTTCTGTTAAGAATGATATGCTATTAATTTCTTCTACAATTAACTTCATTTTATTCCTTCTCTGGTTGTGCGAATAATGAAGAAGCTATTTCAGCTTTCTTTGTATCTAATGCTGCACTTAATTTGGTTTGTAAAGTGTTATATACCAAATCACGAAACATTGTAGCTTTTCCTGCTAGAGCTAATTGTGTAAAATTATTTTCCATAAAATAACCTTTAATTATTTATAATTTAGTAACTTTTAATTCCTGAAGCACCACCAGGACCACTGGTTCTTACTATATCAGGAATGTCTAATGTTTTATCTGGATGAGATGAATCATCTTTCTTTTGCTTTGCTGGTGCTGTTTTAGTAGCTGGTTGCCCAGATGTACCATTAACAGCAGCTTCTTGTTCTGGTGTAACTAGTTCACCAGTTTCAATTTCTTGTTTGATTTGTTCATCCATCATTTCAATAGTTTTTTCATCTTGTTTAAAAATATGTGTTCTAACATATCTGTTAGAGAAATATTTTCCAACAAATGGTTCTAAGTCTTGTGCAATCTGAATTCTTTCTCTTAATACTTCAATATTTTTATTTTCAGTAAAATAAGAATCTTTTGCAAATTCATATCTAATATTCTGACGAATCTTAGGCCAATCAGACTTAGAAATATAACCCTTTAATACTAACTGGGTATATAACAAATCATCAAATAACATTGTGAATCGTGAACGTAGATTCTCAATAAATTTGAAAAATTTCAATTCATCTCTTGAAATTTCTGATGCACGTCCAAGGTTAAATCCTTCACCTTGCTGCATTCTTGAAATAGGTACATTTAGTGACTTAAAAAGTTTTTCTTGGAAATACTTTACGTCTTCAATATCAGAAAGATTTTTTCCACCTTCTAATGTTGAAATTTCAGTTCCTCTTGCACCTTCTCTGCGTGGTAACCAATAATCTTCAAGCATTGAATAATGCTTTTTATCATCACGCATTTCGCCTGTTGCTGGATCGTAAATCAACTTATTTCTAAATTGACCCATGATATCTTTCATGTATTGTTCAGCTTTTAGTTTTGGTAATGTACCAACATCAATGTAGAAAATTCTACGTTCCGGTGCACGAACTAGTCTGT